GTATTAGAATTTGGAGCATATCCAACGGTAACGTATCAAGCGACACAGGAACGATTTTGGCATGCAGTATATTTACAAGCTACTGGCGAGTCAATACAACTTCGAATGTATTGGTCGGATGATCAAATGGAAGATAGCGCTATATCATTTAATCCTTTTGATATTCACGCTATTTTATTTCATACCTCTCCATCTCAAGATTTGTAATCATTATTCTCTCCTTTAATACGAGAAGCTGTGACAAAAAATCACAGCTTCTCGCAAAAAAGGAGAGTAATGAAGCCACTAATGAACTAAGCACACTAGCAGTAGTACTAATAACTTCTTTAGTAGTTTATTCTTTTATATATTCTAGCACAATATATGTTGTAGTATACGCTGAATAGTTTGCGCCTGTAGTGATTACTACATTTGTTGCGTTAAAATAAAGTTCTATATTATTAACTAATGTTGGAGATGAATATGGAAGAGGGATCTGTATTTGTGCTACTGGGTCTGTTGATGCTCCATATATGCGCGTTGCTGTTAGTGTGCTTATTGTCGGAAATGTAATATTGTGAGCTACCGTTTTTGTAGCGGTATTTGTGAGCGCACCAAAGTTAACTACAGTTCTATATACTTGTCTCTCTACAGGTTTTTGTGCAGTGCTACTTCCTAATGTTGGGTCTGGAAACCATACTTGTCCGTTAACAAATTCTTGCGGATCATATATGCCAGTATCTTTAATATTTAAAGTGTTTGCATGGTTATTAAGCATAAGACGGAGCCTTATTAAGAAATCTCTAAATTCAGGGCTATTAATATTAATATCTTCTATGTTCTCAATTTCAAATTCTTCTGTTGTAGGGACAAAAGCGCCTATTCTTTCTTGGACTGCCATCTTGATTACCTTTTTTTTATTTAATAACGTTATGCTACTATTGATATGATATAGGTGGTATTTGTTATTAACAAATTAAAGATGGTTGGCTGAGGAAGGATTTATTATGGCTTTAGGTGCAATATTAGGAGCAGCTGCAAAATATGGCGCTATTCCACTAGCAGGATTTGTTGCTAGTAAGTTGTTTGGTAGAAAAAGAGGAAAAAAGGGAAGAGCAGCAAAGGGCGGCATGGAGTTACCAGGAGGGGGTACAGCTGCTAACATTCCTACGTTGCCACCTGCGGCGCAAAGAGAATTAGAGAGCCTTATGCCGCAAATACTACAAGAATTTAAGGCTGAGCCACAAAAGTTTCCAGAATTAGCTGAGCTTGTGCAGCAAGCGCGTGATACTTTTGGTCCTATGGAATTTGAACAAATGGTTCCAGAGTTAAAAGATCTTCCACCTGTTCCAGAAATGCCACCAGAAGCAGATTTAAAAGAATTAGATTTTGGCCCTATAGAAGCTCGAGCTCGTCGACAATTTGCACAAGAAACGCTTCCGTCAATTGCTGAAAGGTTTACCGCTCTTACCGGCGGAGGACAAAGAGCAGGAGCATTTGAAAGACAAAAAGCACAAGCTGGTAGCGAATTAGAGGAAAATCTAGCTGCACTTCGCGCAACAATGGAACCAGAATATGCTCTTAAGCGAGCACAATACGGTCTAGAACGAGGCAAACTTGGAGCGGTACTAGGCCAACTTGGATTGCAGCGTGGTCAGACAGAGAATGTTTTGGGTCTTCAACGTGGTCAATTAATGGCTAATTTAGGTATGGCTCAAAGAAGGCAGGGATTTAATGAGGCTCAGATGGCATTGCAACGCGCTCAAGCTGCTCAAGGTCCTGCACAATTCAGGCAAAGCTTATTAGCTAATATATTAACTGGCGGTGTGGCGTCTCCTTATCATACTGCTGTTCAGCCGGCTCGTCCTTCATTTTTACAAGGAATGGCTCCTGGAATTGGTGCAGGTCTTGGAGGACTTATGGGTGGATTAGGTCAGGCAGCGGGATCATGGTTATTTGGTGGTAGTAAAACAGGAATGTTTAAATAGGAAAGGAAAATAATGGCTATAATAACGTTACCATCGCAACCAACCGCCGGACATGCAATCGGTCAAGCTATGGGTGGTGGACTAGCAGGATTCGGTCAAGGCCTTGGAGCTGGAATATCTAATATTATCAATATGAAGCTTCAAAATATGCAGAAAAGACAGCAACAGCAAAGTTTGCAAGGAAGCTTGGCTCCGTTGGTGGGACCGGAAAAAGCACAGTTATACTCTGAATTAGGTGCTGAAAATCCTCAAGTATTAGGAAATTTACTGAAGCTGGAAATGGAAGCTCCTGGACAAACAGCTCTAGCAGAAGCGTTAGGTGCACCTCCAGCGGGCCCGATAACCGGTATGCAACCAACGTTAGCTCAAGCTCCCATAGAAGCTGTTCCATCTCCTACCATGGTTACTCCGACTAGAGAAGTTTCTCCTGTTGTCGAAAAAATAGAAGTTCCCAAGGCTGTTGGAATTAAACAAAAAGAAGTGTTTGAAAAGGAAATAGAGCCTCAAATTACTACCGAAGATGTTCCAATTAAACCGGTACTAAAAACAATTAAAAAATCGGATGCAACAGATATATCCCCTCTTAAGAGGCAGGCTGATAGATTAACTAATGATATTGATCGCATAAGAAACGTTATAGGGCGTGGAGTTTTAAACTCTAAGCAGTTAACCACAGCTAATAATATTCTTACGCAAAAAGAACGTGCACTAGGAAAGTTATTAACAGCAGAGAAGCAAGATGAAAGATCTAAAAAACAGTTTGATGCGAAACAAAAATTAAAAGAAAAACAATTTAAATTGCAAGAAAGAAGGTATCTAGATGAATTCTCTGCTAAAGAGCGAGCTGAAAAAGCCAAGAAGCAAAAAGAAATAGACGCGGAAACAAAAGATACTTATAAGTCAGTTGTAAAACAACATAAAGCTGCTAATGATGATGAAATTAGGCTTGCAAGAATGAAAGAGCTTAACGATAAGGGCTATTTTGGCAGTAGCATTGCAAATTCTGTCGTTAAAGCAGCAAGTGAAGGAATATTTGGTTTTGGTATAGATCTTGGATTTTTGAGAACGGCAGATGCTCAAGAATTTGATAAGTTGAGTACCGACTTCCTTAAAAATGTTAAAGATGTATTTGGTGCACGTGTTACGCAACAAGAAGTTAAGATGTACCTTAAGCGAATTCCGACTCTTATGCAAAGTAGGGATGGTAGAGCAAAAGTTATAAGAAACTTACAACTATTTAATGACATTGCTAAGGCGCGTTTTAATGTTATGAATGATCTTATAACAGAAAACAAAGGCCAACGCCCGAAAAACATGGAAGCAAAGATCGAAAAGCGTATGACACCAGCATTAGAGACGATTAAAAAAGTGTTTGCTAATCAACCTATAGGAACAGAAAAACGCACAGCTTTGCGTGAATTTTTTGGTATACCTACAGCGGGAATTAATTAAAAAGATAATGATTTGATTAATTGTTTTTACTAATTAATTTTACAATTTTGTAAATCCATACAAATGGGTGCATCCAGTAGATTACGTAAATTAAAATTGGCATGAGCAGTATTTGTAATATAATTTCTTGTGTCATTTTTCCTCCATATAGCTAATCACTCTAATTCTCGCTCTCTTTGCATTGCTGTTATTATTAAGCGTATTATTAACCTTGTTAATGTTATATTTCTTCGTTGTGCTAATAGGTTAAGTTGGTTATATATAACGGTTGGCAAATCAATTGAAAGTCTTTTTCGCCCTTTTCTAGGCATATTTTCACCTTTCTTTTCATATAGTATACCATATGTGTGTACGCATTGTAAATGGGTTCTATTATCTGTTAATTATAGCTGTTATTGTCTTGATGATATAAAGATTAACCCTATATAGGAGAAAAATATGCCTGCACGCAATAGAATACGTACGTATATCTACGGTATGGGAGATAATTTAATTGAAATGCCTCCATACCCAATTATAGCTCAAAGAGCTCCAACAACCTCTGATACCGCACTACCCGGTCAAATTTGGGTAGATCAGCCTAATGATGATAATTATATCCTAACAAGAGTAGTTTCTGGAAGCGCTACGTGGATTAATGCTGGTGGTGGATCCGGTGTATTTGCAACAGTTACAACAACTGGTAGCATCACGTGCGGAACATCTCTTGTAGTCGGCACAACTTTAGCGGTACTAGGAAACACGACATTGAATACGGGTCTTGGCGTTGTACAGTCAAGTGCAGCCGGTATACTTACATCTTCTGATGGTACTGATGGTCAAGTATTAATAGCCTCAACAGGTGCCGCAGCACCGGCATGGGCAACTATTACGGCTGGCGCAGGTATTAATGTTACTAATGGCGCAGGCTCTATTCAAATAGATGCAACAGGTGCAACTGCAGTAAATTATCCAACCGATGTTGCTGGACCTGTTACGCCTACAGGTCTTGGAGCGGTTAATGTGCTCGGTGGTTTAAATATTACCACTGACGGTACAGTAGCAAATACTATTACCATAGACTTAGATGCTAGTCCTTCTGTTACTGGCTCTCTTACAGCGGGTGATAGCTTGACAATGTCAACCGGTACCTGCACAATCACCGCTGATGATGATGTTGCACAGTGTATTTATTTACATGCAAATGCGGGAACCAATGAAACTATTGATATTCATTCCGATCAAGGGACTGGTGTTAGCGCTATTGACATTCATGCTGATGTTGGTGGTATCGATATTGAGTCTGGCTTATCAACGGTAGATGCAATTAATATTGTTGCTTCTAATGCAGCTGGTGGTATTGATATAGACTCTGGAACAGGTGGATTTGATGTACTTACAACCGGTTCAGTGTCTATAGACGCCAATGCAGCTTCAAATTTAAGCGTTATCGGAGCTTTTGATCTAGATGTAGGTACAACTCTTGGGTCATTAAATCTAACCGCTGGTGAAGCTGCTGCTGATGCAATTACAATTGATGCTACAGATGCAGCCGGTGGTATTGATGTTGATTGTGGTACAGGTGGATTTAGCTTAGTTTGTGGAAATGGTACCGTTGCAATCGAATCTGGTACAGGAGCAATTAATGTGGGTACGGATGCTGCAGCTAAAACTGTCACTGTGGGTAGTGTAACTGGCGCAGCGACAACAGTAATACAGTCTGGAACAGGAGATGTAAGTGTTACGTCCACTGATGCTATTCTTCTTGATGCTACTGGTGTTCTCGAGCTTAATTCTTCAGGTGGCATTATTAGTGTTGGTAATGACGCAGTTGCTCAGAATATCAATATAGCAACTGGAGCTGCAGCTAGAACCTTAACATTAGGAAATGCAACCGGTGCAACAGCCGTTGCTATTAACTCCGGTTCCGGAGATATTACTGCAACAGCAACACTAGGTTCGGTTATCTTAAATTCAACAGAAGACGTAGCAGATTGTATATACCTACATGCAAATGCAGGTACAACTGAAACAATTCGTATGCACTCTGACCAAGGAACATCTTCAACATCTGTGCATATGCAATCTGATGTTGGTGGTTGTGCAATGACAGCAGGTCTTGCAGCTGCAAATTCTATAGTTATTAATGCATCCGATGCAGCTGGTGGTATAGATATCGATTATGGCACCGGTGGAATGACAATTGATGCTACCAATGGTGCGTTTACACTTCAAACTGGAACAGGAGCAATCAGCATAGGAACTGACGCTGTTGCAAAAACCGTTACAGTGGGTAGCACAACCGGTGTAGCAGCTACGTTAATTCAATCTGGCTCAGGTAATACATCAGTAACATCTACAGGTGCAATACTTCTTGACGCTACAGGTGTGTTGGAAATCAATTCTTCTGGTGGTGTTATAGGAATAGGAAACGACGCAGTTGCTCAGAATATTAATGTTGGAACAGGAGCTGCAGCTAGAACGGTTACAATCGGTAATGTAACAGGCGCTTCTTCAGCAGTGGTTGATTGTGGTACCGGTGGCGCATCATTCGGTGCTTCAGCAACGGCTCACACAACGACTGTAGGTTCAACAAATACAACGTCTGACACAATAATTAATGCGGGTACAGGCGGCTTATCATTTGTAGCAGCCGGTGATATTGATCCAAATCCAGCAACAGTAAGTGGCGCTGGCGCTGCCCTTACATTAAATGCAAAATTTGGTGTATGTACACATACCGGTATTACAACAGCTTCCGGGGCGCAACAAACATTCACTATTACAAACAGTGAGGTGTCTGCAACATCAGCAATATTTGTAACAGTTAACAACATTGGATCGAATGACTGTAGATTAACACTTGAAAGAGTGAAGCCTGCTGCAGGGTCGTTCACCGTTGATACACAGAACAATGGTGGGGCGGCTTGCAACGGGGATTGCTATATAGCATTCTGGGTTCTAACTCCTTAATTAATATAACTAACATATCCATATGGTGGACTCTGGTAATATGCTGGAGTCCATTTAAATAATTGTATGCCATATTCTTAGTTGCTATCCTGTTATAGGAAGACAATATTAACAACCTCATTACATGTAGGGAAAACATGAAAGAAGAGATAAAGTACAGTATAGAGCTCAAAATAGACGAAGGTATTTTTTCGTTTAATATGCCTTATAATGCTCCAATTTCTGCTGGTGTTGATGCAGCAATGCATTTTTATTTGGTTATGAAGAAAAGACTCGATGACTATAATAAAAAGCTTGATGAAGAAGGTAAGCTTAAAATGGTTGAAGAGGATGAAGGAAAAGAAGATTCAGTAGAGATTAAGACTGATGATGATGTAGAAGAAAAAGAGTAATTGATTCTCCTGAAATAAGGAGGAATTAATTTAGGAGACGTTTATGGGATTTAGTATATATAAAGTGATCCTTGTTGTGTTATCAGTGATAATTGGCGTAGGATCTACATATTATTTTAAACTTAAAAAAGATAATCCTATTGAAGAGATTGCTGAAGAAGTTATTAAGAAACAAACAGGAGCAGATGTAGACCTAAGTCCAGGTACTCCTGAGAAGAAAGATTCGAAGGATAAAAAATGAGTTTAGATGTAAGACTAACCCCAGAAACGTTGCGTTCTCTAGCGTTTGGCTCGATAGGTGCTAGCTATGCAGCAGTCGGCACAGCACTTACAGAGCCATCCCGTATTTTAATTATTCAAAATTTAACTGATGCAATATTACTTTTTTCATTTGATGGAACAAACGATCACTTGATATTAAATACGTTAACATCGGTCGTGATAGATATAACAGCAAATAAAACATCTTCCAATGGCTTCTCTATAGCTAAAGGTACAACTATATATGTTAAACGTTCTGGAACTCCAACAACTGGTTCAGTATATGTAAGTAGCTTTTATGGAGGATCGTAATGTCACAAATATTAGGTGCCGGAGGTGGGGGGAGTATAGCTGTCCCGCTTCCAGTTAATCAAGGTGGTACAGGTCTTGTTACTATCACAGATCATGCGGTGATGGTCGGTTCTGGAACTTCTCCGGTTACACCGGTTGGTCCCGGTACTGATGGTCAATTATTGATAGGGTCAACAGGTGCTGATCCTGTATGGGCTGCATTAACGTCTTCAGGTGCGACAATAACAATTTCAGGTGGCGCAGGAACACTTAATATAGAAACAGCAGGAACTATTGCGGCTTCATTTCCAACAGACGCTGGAACGGCAACACCTGCAGCAGGAGCGTTAACCATAGCTGGAGGAAATGATATTTCTACCTCTGGTGCAGGGTCTACCGTTACAGTGGCTATTAGTGGAACAACGCAGTACGGTGTACAAGTAGGGGATGCTACTGGGGGAATAGCTTCTTTGGCTGTTGGCGCTACAAACCAGGTTCTTTTGGGTAACACTGGTGGGAATCCTTCTTGGGGTGCAGTAGATTTAACTACTGATGTTACTGGTATTCTACCCGTTGCAAATGGTGGTACCGGGCTTTCGACTATTACTGATCACGGAGTTATGGTCGGATCTGGAGCTGGTGCAGTTACACCACTAGCTGTAGGTACGAATGGCCAAGTTATAGTTGGATCAACGGGTGCTGATCCTGTGTTTGCAACTATATCCTCTACAGATGGCACAATAGATATAACTGGAGGTGCTGGAACATTAGATTTAGACTTGTCAGCTGATGTTCAAGTGACAGGAATTCATGGTTGGAATGGTGCAATTTTAGAATCTCCTGCTGTTACAGTTACTTCTGACGGTGTAACAATCACATTTTCTGTAGAAAGAAGCGGCGGTGGTGATTTAACTGTTGTGTTTTCTGATGGATTTTATGATTGGGATACAACACCTGCAGATACTGTGTCATTAACTGCTGGATCTGATACTAGTCCACAAATTAATTATGTTTACTTTTTACAGTCAACAAAAACATTGACTGCTAGCGCGGTTAGCTGGCCAGCAACAGAGCATGCGCCTTTAGCTACAGTCTTGTGTCAAAGTGCAGCCTCTTTGCAGACTGATGGTGCCTATAAAGTTCATGCATGGACGGACCATGTTGTGAATACTACTGATGATATGGGGCATATTGCGCATCTTAATGAATGGATAAGAAATCAAAATGCAACATGGATATCCGGCGTTGCTCCAACCCTAACTATAACTCCAAATGGTGGAGCTGCTGACAATGTGATATTTACCTGCGGATCAGGAACAGTGCTTCAGTTGCATGATCACACATTTCCGGCATTTGCGGGAACCCCTGATGTATACACTGTTAATGACTCTGTAACCCCATATAATGTGGTAACAGATCTTAATGCGCTGTTAACAGACTCTGCCGGTGTTTCAATGTCTGGCAGATATTTTTCGCTCGTTGTTTGGGGTGTTGTTAGTGAGGCTTCAGCTGATTGCAAGTTAATGGTTAATTTACCAGCTGGGTCTTATGGAACACAAGCGCAATTAGAAGCAGATGCAGAGGGTTACGCAAATTATACAATTCCATCAGACTTTAAGGGTACGGGATTTTTGATCTATCAAATGGATCTTAGACATCAAGTAGCTGCTAGCGGTACATGGACATCAATTCAAAATCTAGACCTAAGAGGGTTATTCCCTTCTTTATCAGCAGGTGGATCTACTTCATTTGCAACAGAGTTTGAGGATAATGTATTTAGAATCCTAGATAACGGTGATGTAACAAAAGAGTTGGCATTTGAGTGTAGCACCATTAGCGCTGCTACTACGCGTACAATCACTATGTGTGACCAAGACCTAAGTTTGGTTAGTCCACAATTTCCAGGTTCTGTAACGGCAGCAACAGGGTTGACGGTTACGGCTAATGATGCAACAATATCAGCTGGTAATCTAAACCTACCAACAACCAATGCAGCCTTAACTGAGGGTGTTATAGAGATAAATAGTGTTAGGCAGTTCCATGCTTATGGCACTGATAATATATTTATTGGTCCGGACGCTGGAAACGGTACTTTAAGCGGATCTTATAATACTGGAATAGGTCCAGATGTGCTTCAATCATTAACTAGCGGTAACTATAATATGGGGCTTGGTAATAATGCGTTAAAATCTGTTCAAGATGGTTCATTAAACGTTGCTATGGGTGCGGCTGCATTGACAAAAGTTACTTCTGGATCGAACAATACTTCAGTTGGGCAAAGTTCAACATTTTATTGCACCACAGGAATAAAAAACACTGCTATTGGTTCTGATGCATTACAGAATGTGGTTTCCGGAGGATATAATCTTGCACTTGGTAATAACGCTGGATTTAATCTTACAACAAGTGATAGTGACAATATTTATCTGATGAATTCCGGTACAGCTGGTGATAATAACGAAATTCACATAGGGACTCAGGGAACTGGAAATGGCCAACAAAATAAATGTTTTATAGCAGGGATTTATAATACAACTCCAGCTGGTGGAAATGATGGCAATGTTATTATCGATTCTAATGGTCAGCTTGGTACAATAGCTGCGTATCCTCTTGTATGGAACGAGGTTACTGGCACGTCTCAATCTGCTTCTGTAAATAACGGCTACATCGCAAATAATGCGGCTTTAGTAACAATTACCCTGCCAGCAACCGCAACTGTAGGATCAGTAGTTCGTATTATTGGTCTAGGTGCAGGCGGTTGGAAATTAGCACAAAATGCTTCTCAGTACATACGATGGGACGAATCAACAGTTACAACAACAGGTGTAGGTGGCTCATTAGATTCTACTGATGATCATGATGCAGTTGAATTGCTTTGTACAGTAACGAATAATGGTTGGTCAGTGTTATCATCTAAAGGAAATATTTCCGTTACTTAGGAGTAAAATATGGCGAAGATAAATAGTATAAACAATAAGTCTTCTGAGCTTACGCTAGATCCTGGTGCCTCGGGAGATTCAGCGTTACAGTTTAGTATCAATGGTACACCGGAATTTATCATAGGCGTTGATGATAACGATAGTGATAAATTTAAGATAAGTACTGGGTCTGCTTTAGGTACTAATGATACTTTTGTTGTTACTGATTCTGGGGAAATCACAAAGCCTCTTCAGTCTGCCTTTTTAGCCACTGTTACATCACAAGTTAGCAATGTCACGGGTGACAATACGTCATATACATTGGTGTATGATACAGAGGTTTTTGATTTAAATAGTGATTTTGATGGCACTTCAACTTTTACTGCGCCTGTTAGTGGCAAATACTGCTTTCAGGTGGGGATTTCTATTGGCGGAATAGCCTCTCAAACAGTTGGGTTATTTTACTTGAGGACAAGTAATAGGGATTATCTTTTTGTGCAAAATAATCCAGATGCCGTTGAAGATTCATCAAGTCAATTTGGAGCAAGCGTTTCAATTTTAGCTGATATGGATGCATCTGATACAGCTACTGTTACTATTACAATAGGAAACGCAAGCAAGGTTGTTGACATTATAACAAATGGGTCAACTGATCCATATAATTGGTTTAGCGGGTATCTAGCAGTGTAGGCAAGTTATATGAGTAAAATAAATAGTATAAATAATAAGTCGTCAGAACTTACAATAGATCCAGGTGTCTCAGGAGATTCGGCGTTACAGTTTTCTATAAATGGTACTGCAGAGTTTAAAATTGGTGTGGATGATACGGACTCTGATAAATTTAAAATATCAGTTGGCGGAGCTCTAGGTACCGATGATGTATTTGTTGTTACTGAAAATGGGGAGATTACAAAGCCTAAGCAACCCGCATTCAATGGAGAGGCGTTTCAAACCCCTGGTGCGAATGCAACAGGAGACGGAACCGCATTCACCGTTGAATATGAAGAGCAGTTTGACCAGGGAGGTAATTTTACATCTACCACTTTTACTGCTCCTGTTAGTGGCAAATATTGGCTAGGTGGATTTACATGGAAAAATGACCTTACCTCATCGCACACATCGGAAGAACTTTATATTGTTACCTCTAATAGGACGTATAGGATATTTCAAAATCCATGGGCACAAGTTCAAGGTGGTTCTGATCAGGGAGCATTTGGGTTTGTGTCTGTTTTAGCTGATATGGATGCATCTGACACTGCAACCATGGTTGATAAAGTTTCAGGGGGAACAAAGGTAGTTGATATAGGGTACAATGATGGTACAACAGTTCGTGGTGGCCTTACAGGTTTTTTGGTTTGTTAGGATTTTTATGAAAATTGTATGGAAAGATGATTTTTTATTTGAGATAAGTGATATACAGAAGCGCGTTATTATGGATTCTAAATGCTGCAAAGACTTTGATGAGTGCAATAAAGACTTAGGGCGCCGTATCAATTGGGCAATCGATAAAGCTAAAGCGTTTAAACCTGGAGATGATGAGTACATTAAAAAGCGTATACATTGGGTTGTAAATGAGGTTTATAGTGAATGTTATAAGCGTCTTAAGGCTAAATGGGAACCTAAATTAGCTAAGGCTGGCGTAGAATCTATACCAGTTGATGAAGATAAGTTTGCTGAATTAGTTTTTGCTCAGCCTGATTATAAAGATAGAAGCGCAAGGGATTCTATAGCTGATAAAATAGGAGAATCTAGTGCCTTGGAAAATAGGAACTAAGAGAAAAAAGGGTTGGCCTATACTTAAGAAAGTTGGTGGCTCTTGGAGGGTTGTTGGGTATTCGAACAGTAAGAATAAAGCGCAGGCTAGTGTTCGCGCTCGCTACGCTTCTGAAAATAAGTAAGGATTAATTATGGCTACACGTAAAGATACGAGGCGTAGTGGCATTTGGCCTTTAGCCTATATGGGTGTTGAGCCGGTTGCTCCTGTGTTGCTGTTGACGGACAATAGAGCTCCTACAGCAAATGATTATGATAATTTTAATGTTGGCACCTGGTGGATAAATAGAGCTACTGCTCCAAATGAAGAGCTCTGGATATTGGTTAACAAAGACAATAATGTTGCTCGCTGGATTCAGTTTTTAACTGGTTTGTCCGGTATTCAAACATTAACTGGTGATTTTGGTGGAGCGGTTGGTCCTGACGGTGCGTTAAATATCGATATACTTGGGTCAGGCGCATATCTATTTACAGGAAATCCCGGTACTAATACGTTAACGCTTTCTGATGACGGTACGGTAGCCACACAATACGATGCAGATGTTGGATCAGCTGTTCCTGCTGCAAATATACTTAATATTATCGGTGATGGTACATATACAGATACCGTTGGTGCAGGCAATACTATAACAATTAATTTTACACCTGATGCATGGGCTGATACCTATACGTGTGATGTTGGAAACGCAGTTCCCGTTGCTGGAGTGCTGAATGTGCTGGGTGGTACTCGGTGTAGTACTACAGGTGCAGGTAATACTGTCACTATTGATGTTGATGCTAGTAATTTAGCTGCTTCATTTCCTACTGATTCTGGAACAGCTACACCCGATGCTGCTGGAGTACTTAATGTGCTTGGTGGAGAAGTGATAAATACATCCGGAGCGGGTAATACTGTTACGACAAATCTAGATAGAGGAACTGACGGACAAGTCATAATAGGTGCAACGGGTGCTACTTCAGCATATGCAAATATTACCTCTACTGGGGGGACCATAGCAATTACTAATGGTGCCAATACTATAAACCTAGAAACAACGGCTGGGGCAGGTGGCACAAAGGTCACTAAGTTTACTTCTTCTGGTACATGGACTAAAGATGCTGACGCTCAGAATATTCAAGTACTTGTATGGGATGCTGGATCAGGTGGAGGATCTGGCCGACGTGGAGCTAGTACTGCTGCCGGTGGCGGCGGAGGCGGCGGCGGAGGTGGATTTTTATCATGGCAGGCGCCCGCTTATTTATTTCCTGCTACAGCTCCTGTTGTGATAGCTGCTGGTGGAGCTGGAGGTGTTGCACAAACAGTCGATAATACTGACGGAAATGCAGGGGCGACTCCTGCTGCTACCACATCATTTTTAGGTCTTGACGGTTCTCCTTTAGGTTTTATAATAGCGGGAACGGCTGGTACGAATGGTGTTGCTGCAGGAGGTGTTACGGGTCCGTTTACACTTAATTGGTATACAAGTCCTTATTTAGGCTCTCTTAGTGCAGGAGCAGGAAATTTAACCGCAGGTACAAATGCAGGTTCTCTTGGAATTAACACTGGAGCTGCTTACTGGAGATACTATTTTGGTGGTCCTGGTGGTGGCGGAGGCGGCGCTGATGCTGTTACTGAGCGTGCTGGAGGGGCTGGATCTGCAGTGTATTCATCAAATAGCAATCTACTGCTAGCTGGAGCAGCTGGTGGCTTGGAATCCACAGGAATTAATGGAGCGGCTGGTGCTGCAAATACCGCAACTCTTGTTGGAACACCTAGTGGCGGCCTCGGAGGTGGAGGCGGAGGTGGCCAATCTGTTGGAGCTGCTGCAGGTGATGGCGGTGATGGTGGCATACCCGGCGGCGGAGGCGGCGGAGGAGGAGGTTCTCTAAATGGAACTAACTCTGGAGCAGGTGGTTCTGGCGCTCGTGGTGAAATTGTTATCATTGAATATCTAGGGTAACTATGATTGAGCATGAATTTGAAATTAAAGATAATCGCTGGGCTCAGGTTGACGAGAAGTTTGCGGTTGTTAGCGTAATTGAATGGGATGGTGTTACAGAGATACAAGGTTTTCCACCAAAGGAGCATAAGTTGATCAAGTGCAGCAAGTTTGTTGGCATTGGTGATACGTATGCTCCGTTAGAAAATGCTTTTATTAAAGGGAAAGTTGTTAAAACGTAAGAAACTCGTGGGCCCGATCAATAACCAAACATCGGGCCCGAAGTAAGCAGTGCCACTTAAGTAGTGGCCACTAGAAGGAGTTTATTGCTCTATTTTTTATTGATTTCTCTTCTGATTGTGAGTATTTCGTTTATTCTCCTGTTTGCTCGTAGAAAGTCTTCTTTTTTCATATATCTAAAAGATGAGAGTTTCAGTTTTTCTTTAAGTTCCGCTGCGTATTCTGGGTCGTCTCTCAGTGCGTCACATATTAGGTCATATTGCTCGCTTGTTATATAGGGTGACTCGTTACTTGTTGATTTATAGTTTCGTTGGTTAGAATTGAAGTTTGGCTTCTTAACTTGTCTATCTTCTGAGTCATCTGAGTCTTGATGGATTCCGAGAAGTCTCATGATGGCGTATCGGGCTTTATAGGTTGTGCAGCTGCCCCATTCTTTTATATCGCTCCAGTTTTGATCGATTATAACTTTGCTGTTTATGGTTTCACCTGATTTGTGTCGTAATTCGATAACCATGATTTCACAGATTGCGTCTCCGGTTTTTAGTATTTCGAAATCTTGGCGTAATGAGCAGTTGTGTTTGTGGCATATTGGAACCACAGCTTCTAGGAGTCCTGGAAGGGATAGATATTTAAATCTAAATTTACCGCCTTTAGATTCTGAATCTGTTTTAATAGCTGCTTCGTATATATCTTTTTGTAGGCTTAAAAAATCTTGTTCGAATGTGTTTTCTTTGTTTTTCACTAGTAATCCCATTCTAATGTATTTCGTTCTTTGTGAGCTTTTTTTCTTTTTTCTATTGTATCCATTATTTTTTTAGCAAGCATGCGTGAGTGGTCAAGCTTGCGTCTCTCTTCGTCACGTATTCTATTAAGTACTTTGAGACATGCAAATTGTGCTTCTTCGTTTCCCCACTCTGTTAATACTTTTTTACGAGTTGCTGATGCAGGTAATGTTTTTGGTGGTGGAGGTGTTTGTGTTCTTTCTGCTATAACTCTAGCATTACGAAAGTCTTCTTCATCCCATCCTATATTTCGTTTCATGGCATTGCAGTTAGCGGCTATAGCTAGTACTGCAACGCCAATGAATATTATTGCTTTAAGCATTTTAATTATCCTCTGCTTATAATATTTATCATTATGAGCGCCTGAAAGCCCCATACGCATCCATAGAATATAGCTCCTTTGCTAAAAAAATACGATGACGCTAATACGCAAATAGCGAGCCACATAAATTGTGATTGCAATGATTTGCAAAGTGCTTTCATGAAAATCCTCAAGTTATTCATTAAGTTTCCTCTCTAGTTCTGCTATAGCAATAATTTCTGAATTTAAATATTTACAATTATCCAATTCAATTTGCACACACCTAGGGTCAAATTTCCAGCCTATAATTTGCTTAAATCGGTAATTATAGTTTTCTAGAATATGGTCTAAATAAGCTATTAACAGTTGCGCAACTTGAGCTGGAGGTATTTTACCTACTAGCTCATCTTCAATGTATTTAACCGTCGACGGAATGTTAATATCTTTATTATTATCTTTATTCATTTTTATCCTTTTGGTACTCGAGTAATACATCGAACAGTTCGCATTTATCTGGGTGTTGTGCTCTTATGAGGGAGTCTACAGGTTGTAATTCTAAAAGGATAGCTGACATATCTTGGTGTGCTTTATCAATTTGTGTTCTAAGTTTTTTGGCTTGTTTACCTAGTTTAGAGAACTCTTCCATTTTTTGGTCTATTTGTTCTTGTAGTTGTGCTGCTAATTTTTCTATGGTCATTTTTGACTCCTAAATAGTGGTTGTTCTACTGACTTCACTATCATGATACCAGCATAAATATAGAAAGTCAAGGGATATAAAAAGATTTGTTTTTATATATAGATGTGCTATATTGTGTGTAATTAACAACGCGCTATTGCAGTTCCTTCTTAGCTCAAATTTGATAGATTGTTTTAGACGTTTGTGAAGTGTACCGAGTAGGCTTAATTCTTTCAGGCTTTAATCCTACTGGGTACGCTTTTATTGGAGTTTACTAATGATAGGAAAAGAAAGGGCGCCTCGAGGGCACCATTTTCTCTTTGTTGCCTTACCTGTACATGTTTGCGCAAGGTTAGAACTGGGTTCTAATTGGCAAGACTTAGGTAGGTTATCATGTCTTTTGGCTCCGGGTCAAGAAAAATCTTCAATAAGTTTTATTTCTTATTCAAGTTGCCAAGTTACAGTTAAAAAAAAGTTACAAATTATTTTCACAAAGAATCAAAATAGGCTGTTGACGGATCTCGATATCACTGATAAACTAAGAAGAGTCTTGGGTCCCCCTCTCTTCTTATCTCTCTCTCTATATATAAACTTAGTACTAAGTTGGAACTTTAATATAAGTTACTCTAAGTACCTACCGTTATGCGTGCGCTACAGTGCGCGCGCGAGAAACATATCTTCTATCCGTCCAACAGTTTCTACCATCGAAACGTTTATTTTTTTAAATAATTTTAAAAGTTCGCAAGGAGAAACTCTATGAATAACCAAATATCCAAAGTTATAGAAAATAAACTCAGCTTCTTAAAGCTAACAAGAATGGGCAAGATAAGTCTCACTGTCTTTCAGGACAAAGTGTTATATCATGCCCTAAATAAGATTCAACGCAATCACAAAGATATACCAGCTAATCCATTCAACACATACTATGCATATTGCCTTGCTGAGTCTAAGAGACTACAGTTAGAGCCTGACTGGTCTGTTTTAGCTAACTTCCCAGGATACAACACGCAGAGTGATGCAACTCTAAAGGGGGAAAAGTTTGATATGAAGAAATGTAATAACTTCCTAAAAGGGGTACGACGTAAGTCTACTAAGAAGTTCGTTTCTTTCAGTAAGTCCGGACAGTATTGGAAACACGGACAATGGTACTCATACCCAGATGCTGCAATCGATAATGAATCTTGTCCTTGCCAGGAAGACCCATCTTGGCGGCCACGTCTTGGTCAACAAGACCCCAGTAGGTTTACCATTTCTCCTGCAGAAGAACTCCAAAAAGCAATCAATAGTGGAAAAATAGATCCAAAAGGGTTAGAATTTCTACAAGCAGTGTGCAGCATTAATGCTGAATTAACCAACGTTATCGATGCATATCTAACCAAGGACCTAGAGGTGCATCCAGATGCTATACTCGAACCTCAAGTCTTACCCTTGTAGATATGTGTCAAATTTGGACATAGAGAGATGAAAATCAAGGGAGCACTATGACCATGAAAAGATCAAAACCTTGCACGAGAGATGGCATATCGTTTGAATTTGAGGTATACGGAGACCCCATTGCCGCAAAGAAAGTAACCGAGACCGTACCAACCATATGGGACCAATACAAACAAGCCCGATTCAACTTCATGCAAAATATTAAAAACCAATTCAAGTGTAGACAACCTGTCGATGGGCCCATACAAATAGAAACAATTTACTACGTAATGCCATCCTGTACCCAAAAAACAATCAATCTATTCAATTTCACCTACAATAGCCTTAAAGGAGTTATTTTCAAAAATAATTGCACAATTTTAGAAGTTAAGTTAAAAAAAATAAAAGATAAACACCCACGAACAAAAATTAAAATCAAGAGACTGTCATGAGCAAAACAAAACAAACTACCAAAAAGAAGCGCTTACCATCAATTTTTCGCACCAAACTAACACATCGGTTCCTTAAAGAAAATCCAATAACACCACACATGATAGAGTACATATGCGACGAACTCAGAGACTACGCCGCATCTAAAGACGCCCTATTTATCGAGGATTTTAGACGAGAAATGCGTATACCCAAAAGCACATGGTTCGACTTATGCCGCGCACATCCCCAACTTAAAGAAGCCGTGGAAGAAGCTAAAGAAGATATAGCATATGGTCGATATAGAGCAGCTGCTACGCGCCATTTTGATAAAAACGTTATTTTTCATACGCAGCACCGATTCGGCCAAGCTTGGAGAGACGACGATAAATACCAATCAGAGCTAAAAAAGGCAGAACAAGACGATTCGAAGCAACCTATACACGTACACCTTCCAGAAAATAAAAGAGTAATCAATATCAACGAAAAAGGAGACGAATAATGTATCAAATGTCATTACTATTTGTAATTATGGGATTAATATTAGTAGACATGGTAATAACTATTTTTACCTACAAGTCCAACCAACGAGAGATGAACGATATCTGCACAAAACTTAGAAAAATAAGTATTGATCATGAGCTACTTAAGGCTAAAGTTGATGTTATGACGCGTAAGTCAAAACCTATAACGCGAAAGAAAAAGAAAGATGCAAAAGAAAGTTAAGATACTCATAGCAGTATCAACTCTCATTTTCCCTCTTTCAGGATCTTATGGACCAATGTACGATAAGAAGGAATGGCAAAAAATACGCAAAGAAGTAAAAAAAACAATTGAGGAAGTTGCGCGGCAAGAAGCAACTAAAAGAGCTAAAGAGAGATATGATAGAAAAGCCACTCGAGATACGACTGGATAAGTTTGTTCCAAGAGGGTACCAGGAGTGTTTATTTGACGCTATATTCAACCTAAACTTTAAGAAAGTTATGGCGGTGTGGCCCCGAAGGAGTGGAAAGGATTTGTGCGCTTGGAACATATGCATACAGCAATTGTTACGTAAAACATGTGTGATATTTTATGTATTTCCTACTTTTGCTTTAGGAAGAAGAATTCTCTGGGATGCACTTACTATTGACGGAGATAGAATCCTAGATTATCTGCCAAAAGAGTTAGTTGAATCTAAAAATGAACAACTCATGCGTATAAAGCTTAAGAATGGATCTCTTTTTCAGATAGTTGGATCTGATAAGTTTGATAAATCTATGATCGGTACTAACGCGCACGGTATGGTATTTTCAGAATTTGCAGTCAGTGAACCTCAATCGTATTCTCTTTCTTTGCCCATTCTATCTGTATCAGATGGGTGGGCCTTAGTTGTTTCTACTCCCAGAGGCAAGAACTTTATGTATGACATGTATAACGTTGCGCTTGAGAATCCTGATATTTGGTATGTTTCTAAGTTAACGGTTGATGATACCAAGCATGTTTCTCATGAAAAATTGGCATTAGATCGTAGAACTGGTGAGATGTCTGAAGATCTTCAGTTACAAGAGTACTGGACGTCGTTTGATATGGGTGTTGAAGGTTCGTATTACACCAAGTATATTGATCAGCTTAAGCTTAAAAATCAGATTGGCCATGTACCATGGGATCCGACAAGGAAAGTACATACAGCATGGGATTTGGGCGTTAGAGATATGACGTCTATTATCTTCTTCCAGATTGAGGGACAAGCTATCAAGATAATCGATTGTTACGAGAAGAATAAAGAAGGTTTGGAGCATTATATCAAGATCCTTAAGGCGAAGGATTATACGTATGGGAAGCATATTGGTCCTCATGATATTCGGAACATGGAATTTAGTACGGGAATTACGCGCTGGGAAAAAGCTCGAAGGTTGGGTGTCACCTTTACAGTCGCTGACAAAATTGGAATCATGGATGGAATTGAGGCTGTAAGATCTAAGCTTCCCCTTATGTGGTTCGATTCCTTACGTTGTGAACCGCTTATCAAGGCGCTTGAGAATTACCGTCAAGAGTATGATAGCAAAAGAAAAGTGTACAAAGAGAAGCCGTTTCACGATGTATTTTCAAATTTTGCAGACGCAATGCGATATTTGGCTGTATCGCTAAATAAAGTTAAAGATGGCACGTCGCCAGAGGAATTAGAGAAACGTTACAGAGAAGCGATGTATGGCGATCAGAGCCATATGCCTGCTGTCTTTAGAGATGATTTACCTGGATATTAACCTACATTGAAAATTTGAAGTTATAACTTCTATTTTACAAGGAGTATTATATGAAAACGTTAACCCCGCTGTACGATAAAGTTTTAATTAAAAAAGTTGCAGAGGAAGATAAGACTGCAGGTGGCATAATTATTCCTGAAAGTGCTGCTGATATGGCCACCGGCCTTAAGGTAGGGATAGTAATAAGTGTTGGAAAAGGCAGAAAAACAAATGGCCACGAATTAATACCGTTGGAGGTAAAAACTGGTGACCAAATTTTATACAACAAGCATGCAGGCCTGCCGTTTGATAGCGATCATCTAATATTACGTGAAGATGAAATTGTAGGAATTGTACAATAAATAATTCTTCTCGGTTGTAATGATTATTGAGATACTATCGCATAAAATTTTATACAGATTATACTTAATTGTAAAGCTTTGAACACGGAAAAAGGGCCCGTTAGGACCCCAAAGCAAAATAGTATGCGATATTATTTGATATATCTCCAAGCGCGTTTTATCGCTCTCTGGATTCGTGCGATTATGCCAGGTTCTACATCTTTTCCATTTCTCACGATGTAGTCTAACTTATCAAACGCAGTTTTTTCTTCGAGATTAAGCATAGCATTAATCTCGAGAAAGTTGCGTTTTGCTGTTACTTTAAAATTCCATAGAGATGTTCTAGTTATAACATTACTTCTTGCGGTGTCTGAGTATACTCTAAAGAATTCATATCTCGCATGAACACAGTTACATATGTTTGCGACGCATTCTCTTATTGCTTTTAGGTATACTAGACATGTAGGACAGGTGGTTTTAGCTAGCAAGTTATCTAGTTTCTCTACAGCTTTTCTCATTCTTTCACGTGCTCTATAGAGCTTTTCCTTGTTTTCCTTGCTGAAAAACACTGTTGGTGATTGTTTAGGGTCTAGTGTTGCGCGAGTTGGCACAACTGATGCGCCAATATTGGCACTTACTAGTAACGTTAGTAATAGCTTCTTCATAATATAACCTTTCATTTAAGGGGTTAAAGCGGAGCTGCCAACACGACAGCCCCAGCGGTTCTTTTATTTTCGTAGACCTACGCGTTTACTTATTGGTTTTTGTTTCCAAATTTCACGCATGCCTCTTTTTACAGTACCTCTTCTTATAAGCTCGGCACCTGCGTTATCAGCAGTATATCTAGCTGATGTAGCTCGAGCAAGCATTCCGGATGCCGCGACCTGCGCTTGCACCTTATCCATTTGCGCTTTGTTAGCTCCCAGCACGTCTTCTATCGATGGTGTATTAGGTGTGTTAGGCTTTTTGGGTGGCGCTGGTGGTGTTGGTTTTGTAGCCCATCGATATAAATCACCTGTAAGTAAACATGTTGTCTTAACCGCAGACCAAGCTATCTTAAATGGCGCCGATAGCATCTTAGCTGCAGGGGAATTTGCAAAATCAAACTCTATAGAGCTAGATTGCTGTTGCTCCTCTTGCATCATCATGGCCATGGCCGGTGCTGATACCAGTAAAAATACACTTAATAATACAATACGTTTCATAGGAATCCTCCCGTAATGAAGTTAAAAATACATCTACTTGCGTATCCGTTACGCTCTCCTTGCAAAACATCGTGCGCACAATGTACTAACTTCTAGAAGGAGCGCCTATGAATCGAGTTAAGCAGGCGCTCCAACTTAGTAAGCATAAACAATTATATATATATAATATATAATGTCAACAGCTACTTGACTGTATGGCTACATAGTGTTATTATAATAATAGTAATAAATATTTAAGCCGGAGAAGTTATGGAAAATAAGAAGATTGGTCGACCTAAAGAGCTTTTAGAGCCTAAAGGTAAATTTACGCTGTATATGACAAAGGAAGTAGAGAAGAAGTTTAATCAAATATTTGCATTTCGTGTGATGGCGGGCAGCAAGGATACAAAATCTGATATCTTGTGCCAGGCTGTCGAAGAGTTGTTCGAAAAAGAGTTTAAGGATATGGAAAAATGAGCTTAAAATTACCTAAATTCAAAAAATGGCATGGAAATATATGGTCATGGGAAGAAGGTGACAATAAATCATATGCAAATGGATATTTCTTCGAAGCTTATTGTGGCTATGATTGGTGGCTAGCAGTATATGTTATGAAGTATGTGCATTTTATCGATATCGATAGAGTATGGTTGCAATTTTATACAGCTCATAGTGAGGATAGCAAAAATGATCGATGAGACAAATAAAGGTCAATGGCGTGGCCACTATGTCGGTGATCCGACGTTATTTAAAGCTTTAAATTTTGTAGTGCACATGGTAGAAAATGACGGTAAAAATATAGCAGAGGCTATCAGAATAGCGGCTAACTATCATAAATTGGCAATATCTGCTGTAGCGATTGAGTTCATGACTGCCGCATATCTTAAGAGGAAGGAAAACAATTAACCTTGTATTGATTAATTGACCATTCTAAACTAGTTATGTTTAAGTGGTCTCGAGGGGTTTTAATTCCTCCTTTGATCCCCTCGAGCCTATAAAATTAACTAGGAAGGAAGAAGAATGGCATTATTTCCTCAAATAGGGCCTCAGTATTACGATTCAAAAGATAGAGGGGTCTTGGAGCAGATGGAGGCCTTTTATAGTGAGGCGATATCCATCAATCAGGCCTTTTGGTCAGAGGCTGATACAGATACAAGGTTCGAAGCTGGAGATCAAACCCTGTGGAATGATCTATATGGTAATCTACCGCTAAATAAGCGAAGACAATTTAACTTTAACCGTATAAAACGTGTTAAAAACATGATATCTGGTTATCAGCGAAAGAATAGAAAATCTACTATAGTTGTACCGGTTGAGAACGGCGACGAATTAACAGCTGATCAGTTTACAAAAATTATGATGTGGATTAATCAGCAAGAAGGCACACTCGATACAATATCGAATGCATTCGAAGGTGCGCTTATAACAGGTATGAATTTACTACAGGTATGGGTAGATTATCGTTCTGATCCTGTTTCTGGGAATATAAAAGTTGATAATTGTAGCTACAATAGCTTTTTAATTGATCCATTTTTTAGAAAACAAGATTTGTCTGATTGTAGGGGTCTTTGGAAGCGTTCTTTCCTAACAAAATCAGAATGCATTTCTCTGCTCCCTGATTATAAAGATGAAATAGCAGGTCTTTCAGGGAACGATACAAAAGATAATAAATTTCAGTTTATGCCAGAAAATTATAATTCCGGAGTTAAAAATCTTCTAGCATACGATGAGTATTACTACAGAGATTATCGCACTCAAAAAGTACTGGTTGATTCTCAAACCGGAGAAACGTTCGAGTGGAAAGTAGATAATGATGACGCTTTAAAAGAATTTCTAAGGGTTTACCCTCAAGTCACAATTATTGACCAGGAAGTTCCGACGGTTAACGTTGCGATCGTCGTACAAGGTAGGGTGATGTACAATGGACCTAATCCGATGGGTATCGATAATTATCCTTTTGTGCCAGTGTTTGCGTATTATTCACCTGAAATACCTTATTTTCCTTGGCGTGTTCAAGGGGTTGTCAGAGGGTTGAGAGATGCACAGTTTCTATATAACCGTAGAAAGGCTATTGAGCTTGATATACTCGAAAGTCAGATTAATTCCGGTTGGAAGTATAAAGAAGATTCTCTTGTTAATCCTAAAGATGTATTTCTTAGCGGACAAGGTAGAGGTTTGGCTCTCAAGCAAGAAGCGCAAATGACCGATGTTGAGCGTATACCACCCGCAGCGTTTGATTCCTCCATTGTACAGATATCTGAAATATTAGCGCGTGAAGTGCAAGAGATTTCTGGTGTTAACGAGGAGTTGCTAGGTTCAGCTGTTGATGAGAAAGCCGGTATACTTGCTATGTTGCGCCAGGGTGCCGGGCTGACCACGCTACAAAAACTTTTTGATCAGTTAGATCGATCTCAAAAGTTACTTGGTAAATTGATGTTGAACATTGTACAAAGTAATTTTACTCCAGGAAAAGTAAAAAGGATTATCGAAGAAGATCCGTCTCCGCAGTTTTATAACAAAGCTTTCGGTAGATATGATTCAGCTGTTGAAGAAGGTCTTAATACCACAACGCAGAAGCAGATGCAATTC